TTTGCCGAATGGCTAATGGCTCGAGCTGAAAAGAAAGAAGCAAAAGAAACATCCTTGGAATCATTGATGAAGTTCAACGTCTTTCTTTCAATTGCTACATTGGTCTCGGTTGCTGGAGCAACTGTTGCAGACTATGTTCTGATGGCTTGGCTTTGGATTTAATCACCTGTGTGTCGCTCTGGTGAATCCTAGACCAGTTGGATCGTCGCATGGACGATGACGTATGGAATTGAGGCAACAACATCTGATGCACATTCCATTCCAGCGATTTACTTTTAACTGCATCAAACATCGAGATTTCAACCTACGAGTTTCAAGTTGACAACCTTGGCAAATATATTTGTCTATCATTCTTCTTCCTCATTTAATTTACAAGGAGTTTGTTTGCAATATGGGCATTTGCAAACATGAGATAAGCTGCAAAGCATCCAAGATTCACAATTCATTCTTCTTCCTTCCAAGTAATATGTTCGCCACAATCGATACATGGGGCATATGGATTAGGATCGTTAGTTGAAATCCATTCCACATTTTCACATGAGCAATAACCCATCATTCAAATTCCTCAAGTGTTGTTTGGTTCATAGCTTGTGCAATGATCGCTTCGACTTCGCCTTTGTAATCTGGGTCTATTTGCGTCGCATAGTCAATCAATGCTGACGCCAGATGCACACACGCTTTTCTGTAGCGCATGCGACGCATAGTTTCGGACGCAACGTCTTCACCATGTTGGTATTGACGTAGTCCAATGCGTACCCATTGACTAAAGTTGTTCATTCTGTTTGCTATTTCTGCGGTCTCCACGGTGAGAGACACTTCCTTTCTGACCTTCATTGTTCTAACCGAGTAGTATTTCCTACATAAAACAACCCGTACGGACGGGTAAAATATAATCAAAAACCTCCGGTGTCCCTAAATAGGGGGTACTTTACCATAGGGGTGGTGGTCGGGGACGGGTGGTTTGTCTTCGGGGGCTCGCTACGCTCGCGAAGATAGGACTGCAAATACTTAAAGGCCCAGTTATGATAGGGTTATTTGGAGTGGGGAACTAGTCTGACGTCCAGCATGCAGAGAAAACCCCACTCCACCCCGTGATTATTATGGCTACAAAAAAGACAAGCATGTTTACCTTAACCGAACGAGTAACTATCAGCGCAGCTGGAACAGATACCTTTGCAACTATTGACCTTGGGTCATATGTTGACGTTGGAGATCGTCAAGCTCTTCAAATTCATTCTGTTGACTTTATCTTCCAAGGGACAACTGCTTCTGAAGCATTGTACAACACAATTGGCAGTGGTGCATCTCAAGCAATGATTCAACTTACTGATCTAAACCGTGGCGGTCTTGTCTTTGCTAATGATAGAGCAATGGTTGCTAGTGGAACGCTTAACTATGACCTTGACGGATATTTGAGCCAAGCTCAAGACCTTTACCCAGACAACTTTGGAAAGGGAAGCGATGACGGACGATACGTTGTTAACGATCAACTCTACATTACTGGCAATGTATCCGCTTTGGATACAGGAAACTCAAAGCAACTCAACGTCACTGTTCGAGTAAACGCATCAATTGTTTCCCTCAGTGCAAAAGACTTCATGGCAATTGCAATTCAATCAACAGCTGCAGATAACTGAGGTGGACTCAGTGTCTATCGATGAAGTTATCAGATTGCTGCAGGAGATAAAAGACCTAGGCGATTCTGGTAAAGAAACAGTAAGCAAGGCTAAGTCTACTGTAAAAAAGGCTAAGTCTGTTGCTAAGAAAGTTAAGCGAGCACCATCCGCGTACAACAAGTACATGGCAAAGACTTTGAAGCAACTTAAGAAGAAACATCCACGATCTAACCATCAAGTATTGTTCAAAAGAGCTGCAAAGTCTTGGAAGCGATCAGCAGAAAGAAAGAGGTCGTTAAAGTGAAGACATTAGCAAAAGAAATCGGACTAATACGCGTAGATAAAGCAGGTCCTGCTTATACCCTCAATAAAGCTATATCTGGAGAAGGTTGGAAAGATATTGGTGCAGGTGCTTTTGTAAATAGAAAGTATTTTGATTTAGCAGGAATTTCCATGGAAGACAAAACATTGTTTTTCGATGGAGCTACAATACAAGATACTTGGAACCCTACAAAACCTGCGGCTTCTCCTGCAGGTAATTTAATTGCAGTTGCAGATGTAATGACTAGTAAACCATTGAGCGATCTTGATGCAATTGCTGTTGTTAATGGGTTTGGTAACACCCAAGGATCAGATGCAGCAAAACTAACATTTGACCAAACAATCTACATGCGACTTCGTGTCTTTATAGTCGATATCGATACTCAAGCAAGTGGATATATGGTTCCATTGTCTGACAATCAATTGGGGTCATTATCCCCAACAGCAAGTGATAGAGTATACTGCACTCGAATTGTACAATTTGGAAATAACGCAGACGGTATATATGCTCTTTATCCTGTTCGTTATCTTCTTCGAGCTAATGCAAAAGAAGAACCTGAATTTGAATACCTCATGCGACTAAAGCGAAGTTACGAACTTCAACAAGAACCTGATGTTGATTAATATGGATAATCTCGAAGAATTCTTTGTAGATGTCTTTAATGCAGATCCTATTGTATTGAAGTTTTTACCGCAAACACTTCGTCCGATTTATTTAGGCTATACAGCTGCAGATTTGATAGGAACTGAATTTGCTATGAGAACTATCGAAGCAGGTGGCGCAGGAGCCATCGATTTGTTTACTCCAGAAATACGACGGTACGAAGAGACCGCGCTCGTAGGAATGGGAGGCATGAGAATATGAGTACAGAAGAAACTCCAATTGAAGAAAAGAAAACACCAACTACAAAGTTTGCCGAATGGCTAATGGCTCGAGCTGAAAAGAAAGAAGCAAAAGAAACATCCTTGGAATCATTGATGAAGTTCAACGTCTTTCTTTCAATTGCTACATTGGTCTCGGTTGCTGGAGCAACT